GTCATGCCAATACTGGAGTTTTGAAAGTAACTCTTTATGGAGTTAGAAATGATGTGGTTCTGGTCAGTTAAAAGTTTCCCAGATCTGTGACCTGTTCGGTAATAAAACTATCAAAGTTTGAGCTGTTCTTCATCAAACTCAGTGCGTTCTCGTCAGAGAAGTCTACCAAGGTTTGGGGATCTTGGTCGCCCAACTCAATGGGAAGAAGCGTTGACAGGTGTGTTAGTGTTAGGCCAGTCCAGCCCTTGATTGTGTTTTGAACGTACAATTGTAGGAACACGTCTTCGTCAAAATCTTCTGTTGTCTGACGATTTTTGAACACAGTTTTGGTGCTCTTCTTGCGGATACTGGTCAGTGTCTCACGACTCAAAAAACACAGTTTGATTTTAAAGCCCATCAAGCCAGGAAACTCAGTTTCCACTGTCTTGTTTGGTACAATAAGAGTTTTAATACTAGTAATTGACATCTTTACCTTCTTGTTGAAGGGCTGAGCGGTTTGCTCAGCCCTAGGTTAAATATTAAACTGCTGGAGAGGAGTAGTAAGTAATAGTAGCTTCGTTATTTTGCTCAATATCGTAGGTCCCGGCGTTGGCACCTTGAGCTGTAAAGTTGATGCTAGTAGAAATTACCTGCTCTGTACTGATCTGAGGAATCTGCAACATGGCTGAGGGTAGTTCAAAGATTACCTTGTTTTCCATGGTTGTAGAAGTAGGAGCGTTTACACTACCACCCATGCCCAGTTTGACATTAAACTGGTTTTGGTCATAGGTATTGGCCTGTGTAAGCAGAGTACTCAATAGTTGAGCGGTGTTTGTGCTACCCGTTCTCAAGTAGGCTGTTAAACTGCCAGTGATAGCTCTGGTACCTACGAAGTAATCAATGGGCTTGTTAACTGTGCCCATTACTGCTGGTGTTAGGTAAGTAACGTTATTGGCAAAAGTAATATTGCCACCAGTAATAGCAAAGGTATAATCAACAGCACTTTGACCGTACTTGCTAGCTGTAGATGACAATTGTACAGTACTCAAACGGTTTGTGATGTACTTGCATGTGGCATCTTTTGGCTTGTAGCTACCATTAATCCCTGAAGCGCTACCACTAAAACTACCGGACAAGCTGGGGCTGGTACCAGTGGTTGTTGCTGTTGTTGAAGATGTAACCACTTGAACTTCTGCAACTTTGCCTGTCCAGGCAATAGTACCAATTTGATCGATACCAAAGTCAACTGAGGCCTGGTCAATAACGCAATTGTGTAGCAACACAGTTGTGTCGTCAAACACAATAATCAAGCCAAAACGTAATAGCTGATTTCTATTACTCTGTGTTAGGCGAACTTGAGCTGAGGGAACACTGGTAGAGTCGACTGCGGCTGTTTCGGTGTAGGCTTGTCCAGTTGTAGTTGCAAGAGCTGAGGCACTGCTCAAGTCTACGTTGGTATAACCAAACATAGCATTCCACAGGCAGGCTTCTTCTGGTCGCACAAAGTCACCAATGTCAAGCCCGGCAGCTACTGCTCCGCCTTCAAACATTTTGGGACGTACATAGGTAGAGATGCTCCAGTCACCTGCTTCTAGAGCAGTTGCAAAGCTTCTTTGACCGCGGCTGGGTGTGCTGCCCGCCTCGTTGAGAGTAACTGTGTCTAGAGTGGTATTTTGGCTAAAGCTCATACCGTCTAGGGGTTGTAGTTCAAATGTGTCAGCTGCAGAACGGGCTGTAGCTGGGGCGATCCTGTTGCTTCCATCTAGTACTGTAGTAAAAAATACTCTAGCACCTCTAATTAAATTAACTGCCATAATTTTTTTCCTTTAAGGCTGTGTGTTGTTATCACCTTAACTAGACATTTATCTGTTGTTGATGATTAGACACTGATTCTACATAATCTCGTATCTGATCTGTAGATTAATTTCTCCGACTGCGTACGGAGCTAGCAAACCCTCGTCTGTGGTTATGCTGGTTACCAAAATTTCTGTGGTTTCCCACCCAAGGGTGGCGTCGTAGACCAATACCCGGTTCTTATCTACACAGTTCTCTACGTCTTCTAAAAGGGCTTCTAACTGTTCTTGGGCTTCGTCACCCTTGCAGTAGACTTTTATAGATACCCCTAAAAAGCCCCATTTAAAATCTCCTGGTAGGTACTCCCTGACTTCTGAACCTGGTGTTACGTACACAGATGGAAAGTTGTTGGTCTCTGTCCAGAATACCAGTTTTGGATATGCACAGTCATTAAGATTTGTCTTGTATATACCAGTTCCATTTATGCTTTTAAATTTTTCTGCAAGAGCAGATACTATACTGGTTCTTCTAGACATTTACAGCCCTCATTCGGTTGGCTACCTGCTGCCCTGCCAATTCTCTAATACTTTTGGAAATCAAGGTCTTAGGGTCACGGGTATATGGTCTGTCCTGTTGGCCACCACGGGAGAATGTGGCATAGGGATACTTCATGTAACTGTAGAAAGCTGTGAGGGCCCCCTGACGGCTTTCTGAAAGTTTTTCTACTTCTACAGATTTGGCAAATCGGCCTGAACGATAATTTAATACGTTTTTACTATTACCGGTGCCCATGTTTTTCTTCAACTGATCGTGCAGATTAGAATTTATTTGCATCATTAAACTAGCTAAACTAGTCGGAGACAGTTGTAGTGTTCTGTAAAATCTAACATCTGGCAGTGTAGGCTTTACGGTCTGTATAGAAGTATTAGACTTTACTTTTATACCTATTTTACCTTGTTGCGGTTTATGTCTTGTTAACTTTTTTCCTTTAGCAAGCAATATATTTATTAAACCCTCTTTTATATCTTGTCTGATAGTATTAGAACCAGACACAGTATCTAATTTTAAACTAAGTGCTAGTTCTGCTAAAAGTTTATCGTATATTCGCTTTTCTAATACCGCAAATTGATTGTTTTTTCTATCTGTGTGTAAAGTTAATACAATATATCCAGTACCTAATATTTTTTGAGCGCGTTCAATTGCTTCTGGTGCAGTATTTTTAAAGTTGTATGCAATATCTGCTTGTACTTTATACAATGTATCCAACGCGTTTTTAGCTATGCTTTGTATTTTACTACTTCCTGAAGATATTCCATATTCCAATACTGATTGTATTTTGGACTCTAACGGGCTTACCAAATTTTCATTTTCTGCTGTAGGTATGTGACCTATATCTACCTTACTTTTTGTTGTACGTTTGTAGTCACCTGTAGATATTCCTTTTTGATTTTTAACAGGATCAAAAAGTGTTTTTTCACCAAATCTAGAGGCTTTTAACTTTGGGTTTCTTGAAATATATTTTGTAACAAATTCTCTAATTGCACTAAAATTTTTTCCAATTACAAATATATCATCTTTGCCATTATCAATAAGTATCGGACCAACACTTTGTTTTCTATTAAACAAGGGTAAAAATTGGGGATCTTCTAGTGTAGCAAAAGTTTTTTTACTGCATGCTGCTCTTATTACTTCTACTAGAGTGGCATAAATATTATTATACGCATCAAGCTCTCTGTTGGAAAGTTTCTTTCCTCTGTATACATTCACCAAAAGAGCATTATAGCTAAGATCTAATATTGATATTTTTGCATCTAAATCTGGTCTATAATCTTTTTCTATCTTGGCTGCTAAATCTGGTAGCCTTGATTTTATTCTACTTAATAGGTCTTGTGCACTCATATCAGTTATAATTCAATACGTAGAGGTCTAAGACCCGTTTGATATGACCAGGCAGATTGCTCTGGTTGAGATACTGAACCTGAGCATTTCCTGTGGTAACCGCAATTTGACTCTGTACAGCACCTTGATTTTTCATGTAATAGGTAACCAAGTCTAATACTGCTAACTTCAAGTCTTCTGGGATCATCCCATAACCAGCTGTGTAGGTGATGCGATAGCCGTTGATTAAATAGGGAAACTCAGTTCTGTTAATGGGTAGTATCTGCTGGTTTTCACTGTCCAACACCCAGTCTGAGAACTCTACCAAGTCAGTATAGCTCTGACCATAATTCTCTGATTTTTCAACCCCTGAGATAGCTATAATAGGCGCTTCGCCTAATAACAAACAAGTTCCGCCGTTCAGTACCTCAGTCTTGGCATCATCAACCCAGTCCACAAAAGTGCGACGGCAAATGTTCTTAACAAACTCTGAGACTTTGGGGATGATTGTTGCGATCTCTACATCTTGGGTGGTACTGGTGATACCTTCATAAGCTTTGTATTCTTGTAAGGTTATTAAGTTTGCACCCATTACACACTCCTTATAGTTTTTCCAAAGGATTGACACAACCCTTTGGAAAAACCGGGGACCAAAGTCCCCAGTTTTATTAATATCAGGTCGCTCCGTTAACGTAACGTAGGGTGCTTACTGCAGGTCCTAGGTTAGTTGTCAACTGTGTTAGACCAGTACGTAGTGAAGCTACTAGTACACGGCTCTGACGCTCTGTCAATACGTCAGTATCAACACGTAGACCACGCTGGTTGCCTACTAAGAAGTTGGCAGGTGCAAAGCAGAAGGCTGCAATGTTTGTGCCGGCGCCATCAGCTGCTTCAGCGATTGCTGGCATTTCGCCGCTTACAACTACTGGTGTGTTGGCAATGGTACCAATTTGACCAGTTAGCAATGTAGCGCGATCGCCTACCTTGTCAACAGTCATGAAGTTGGTGTCGTCTAGTAGGTTGTAGTATGTTTCTGTGTTAACTACATAAACCAACTCTGAAGGCTCTAAGCCCCAAGCTCCGAGATCCTTGCGAAGAGCTCTCATCTTGGCGATAGTTACAGGGTTGCTACTATCGATCTGAACAGCTGAAGCTGTGTCAAACATAGCAATACCCTTGACTGGGTCGCTGCCACTGCCAGCACCGTTGATGAAAGCTGCATCTACAGCACGTGCAACACGGCGTAGCATAGCATCACGAACGATAGGTAGTAGAACTAGGATTGAATCCTCTTCTTCTTCAAGGGCCATATACTCGCGTGTGGCTACCTTGAATGAATTTAGAGTAACTTCCTTTAGTACATGAGTAGCTGTACTACCGGAGCTGTTGTTGTTACTATTACCAAAATCACTGTTGATAACCCAAGTAGCTGCACCAGCTTCTGGATTTAGAGGCATTCTCATAACGTTGGTCTGCATGGCTACGCTTCTCATTAGAGGAGCCATTACTAGACGACGACGTACTTCTTCTTCCATGTTTGTGGAAACTTCGGTTTCCCACTGAGAATTAGGAGCAGTGATAATACCAGTTGTATTGCTACCACCACCTAGGTGACCACCGGCCTTCTCAACGATAGTCTTACCATAACGTGTAGACTCGAGAGACTTGCCAGTTACCTTTGATAGTAACACTGCTAGTTCACGCTCCTTGTAGGAGGTGCTATCACCCTTTGACTTGTCGCCAAAAGCCATCTTTGAAGTCTGCAGAGCCTTCAATTCGTCGGCCTTTTCCTTTAGAACAGACTCTAGACCTTCTAGAGCACTCTTCTGAGCGGCACGCTCAGTTTCAAAGCGCTTCTCAACTTCGGCTAGTAGCTTTTCAGCTCCAGTCTGGCCAACCTGGACATGAGCTTCTACAGCGGCCTTAACGCGTGTATCGATCTCAGCCTGACGGGCGATTTCTTGTGCCTTGGCTTGAGCTTCGGCTTGTTGACGGGCTTCTAGAGCCTTGGTAGCTTGTTCGGCAGCTTCACGAGCGGCTTGGGCAAGCATTTGCTTGATTTCTTCTGGATTCATATTCCATTCCTTTTTAACATCGCGATCTGCTTCTGTAGAACACTCTAGCCCTTTAGCTGATTGGCCTTGAGTTGCAAATTGCTCTTTATAACGCTTGTATTCTTCAGCATTGTCAAATGCTTTTGATAGATCAAAAAGAGTATTTTGATTTGCAGGAACTGAAACGACGGAAATCTCCACCAATTCCAAGTCCTTGATTAAAAACACTTCAGCCGCTGAGTTGTACTCAGCATCCAACACCCTGAAGCCGATAGAGAAAGCTGTAAGAACTCCGTCTTTAATAAGTTGGAATTGCTTTGCAGCCGTTGAAATTCTTGCTTTTATCCACAAACCCCTACCATCCGTCTTGTGCTCTGTCATACGTCCGATCGGATTATTGTGATCGTGGTAGGCCAGAATAACTGGATTCTTTAGGTAGTTCTGCATTCCTTTTTCCCACACACTTGTGGGAACTACATCGCCTTGACGATCTACGTCCACAGTACTGGCGTACCCTTCGATGTAGATAGAACTGTCGGCGCTGTCTGCAGCTTTGATGGAAAAAGCACTATTTAAGTGTAGTACTTTATCTTTCATAGGCTCCTTACCTTAATTTTGTGGAGTGCGACGAGGCGCTCCTCCTACGCTGGGATTTGCGGCTGAGCCAGCAATATTTGCTGGTACTCGTAGGTCATCATGACCAGGCTTGGTCTCATAGCGTAGTTCCATCCGGGCTTCGTTTGGAGAAATTACTCCGCCGTTGACCAGAGTGGTATAGTAAGCAGCCACATCTTTCAATTCGGGCTGCAGTGCGGATACGGTCGAAGTTACAGCCTCAACGTCGTACCCAAAAAATCTTTCCATTGCACTGACATAACGTGTTACTATGGGAATCACAGTCTCCAAGTAGAACAGTCTCAGATTGGGTGCAATGTTTGCGTTGTTGCCGCCGTCGAGCAGGATGGGTGGCACACCCAGGCTTTTTAGGATCTTTGTGTCATGGGTTTTGATAGAATTGTCAAAATCCATGTCTTTGAATGAGTCGGAGAACTCGCCCCAAGGCTTCAACCCTGAATCCAAGATCATGGGCTTTTTGGCACCGTTCTTGGGTGAATACTGAGTTCTCCAGTTTTGGATTGTTCGTTCTTTGGCTTGCTGTGACAGAGTATTCTCTGAGGTCAAGATTAAACCAGTGACGGCTCCATTTTCAAAGAACTGTTCCTGAAATGTCTGCATCTTGTACATGATTTTGATGTTGCGATCGGCTGAGGCCAGTCGACTGGTACCACGATAGATTGAGGTACTGCTCAATTCTTTAATGTGGATTATCTCATCTGGCCTGAACTTTACCTCACTGTTATAGGTATAGCTCTTTACATAGATTTTAGGATCTGTGTCAATCTCTACGTTGCTAGCGGGCAAGTGGTAAAGGTGAGCACCGTCCCAGTATATAAAAATGTTGCCTTCTAGGACAAAGTCAGTAAAGATGTTGGTTCTGAAGTCCTGAGCGCTCTGATAGGGGTTGGGAGTATAGTTTAAGAGTTTGATCAAACTCTTTTGCCTCATACCGCCTACAACAGCATCTGCTTTTGAATCCTTAACATCGTAGTCCAGACTACTGCAAGCACTCACAATCATGTTGGTAGCGCGGTTTACAGTCTCTAACTTATTGTATGCTTGAAGGTACGTCAATGTGGCATCTGTTCCGATATTGATGCCTTCGTCACGACTGATTACATACTGGGCGGGATTAAATTTAGTAATCAGCCAGCTTTTAAAATCTTTGACAATGCTCATTCGCAGTCCTCAATAAAATTCGCCAAAACTTCCGCTGACCACTTTCGGTCTGTCGCCGGGGTTCAGTGTTACTTTAGCCTTTTGAGTTTCTATCCAGACTCCTTGCTTTTGAGCAGTAGAAAGAGGCGGTGCTTTTCCATACACTCCGTGCAAAGCCACATGATGATTTACACAAAGAGTGTAAACATCATCATATATTTCTTTGTGGTGATGCTGAATAAATTCTTCTCTATTGGCTATGGTTGCCTCATCAGAAGAAAAATCACGACCTGTTTTTTCGATCCAACGCTCTAAAAGTAGAGTAACTGAATGGGTGTGGTGTAGTTCTAAGTCTTGATTGGTTCCGCAGATATAACAATGATCTTTTTTCTCGTACGCACTCTTGGCTTTATCACGTATCCATTTGACAGGTATTCTGTTCCTAGTATTCTTAGCCATTAGTGCACAGTCTCCAGCCTTTGTGTATCTTACGTTTACCTTGTAATAGCATAGTAAAATTACCATTATTTAAACTATGCTCTTTTGAAAATGCAGATATATTTGGAATATCTCTATAAACAACCCCATCTGGTGATATTACATCTGGATATTTATAGGTATTATTAGCAACAGTTTTTCTGCTACCTTTTAATTTTATTAATTTACTATATATTTCTGGTTCTATCTCGGCTAGCCAATTATGGCCTTCTAAGCAAGAAATATGTCTTATAGTACTGATACTTACACCAGTAAGATTACTAATATCGGAATGAGTCTTACCTACTTCTGTCAATAGTTTTGCTACCTGTATTATTTGATTATTGCTATACTTTGAGTATCCATTAGATTCACCATATAATACAGGCATCTGATCTGCCCTACTATTTGTATTAAATCCATTATTTACGCTATCAAATATTTGAATTGCTTCATTCTCTAAAGCATTTAGGTCTTCTACGTTACACTCACATAATATATCTAATTCAGGTTGACCATACTTGAGATATGCATCCATCATTTTTGGATAATGATTTTTATTTATAAAATTCCGTAGATGTTCTCTATATCTTTGCTCTATGTTGATGCTCTGCCCAATATAACAACTGTCTGTGCCACTAAAGCACAGACGATAAATTCCAATAGTCATGATGATCTCCGACAAGATAGAGGCGGTCCGTGTGTCGGCACGACGAAGGGGTAATTAGGCCCACCCGCAAAAAAGTTGATAATACAACTTAAATTACGACTTATTATAGCATGTAGGCAGGGGGTTGTCAAAACCTTTTTTGACAACCCCCTTTTATATTACCCATTACTAACAGAGTTCAATACGTATATGCCTGTTGTGTTGTTTAATTTAGCATGCTTTTTTGCCACTGCTGCTAGTTCAGAGATAGTTTCACCTGTGTGTGAGGTAGAGCCGTCTATTAACACCACTCCAATTGCTAGGGTGGTAAAAGGAAAGAAACGTGTTACTCCATGCCGATCTTCTGCTGTTATCCCGCCCTCTTCCTGGTCTTGTTTGGTATAGAATTTTACAGCATCTCTGTTTAGTTGTTCTATAATTTCAATGCAGCGATTTTCCCAGGTTTGACTCTGCATTAACATTACAAAGTCGTCTCCGCCTACATGCCCCACAAAGTCCAGTTTATTATCACAGTTTTGTACAATAATTGCAGCCAATAGTTGCAACAACATGTCGCCTTTTTGATAGCCGTACTTATCGTTAAACTGTTTGAAGTTATTCAAGTCTACATAACAAGCAACAAAAGGATTTTTGCTTGCCAGGAGTCTGTCAATGTGTTGAGTAATAGGCAAGTTACCTGGCAGAGATGTTAGTGGGTTTTCATGACGTGCTGCCTCTATTCTCAATTCTGTTATAACTCTTACAACATGTTCTGCAGAACACAACCCCACATATCGACCTTTTCGCACTACTACAAAGCCGCTAGACAGATACTTTTGGTCTTCAGAACTCAAAACATCCAACAAGTCTTGTAGATTGCTGTCTGCTTCCAAGACCTTTATTGAACTGTTCATTAATTCAACACACGACTTTTTACCATTTATTTCTTTAAAATAAGGCACAGAAAATTTATCTGCTACAGCAATCTTGTCAATCAGTCCAATCGGCTTTTTGTGTTCGTCTACCACTGCTATAGAGTACAGTTGCTTGTTTTTGGAAAACAGTTCAAAAACTTCAAGGCATGTGGTCATTCTGGTAGCGCAGGGGGTTTCTTCATACTCTAGTGATCTGATATTAAAATTTAACCTGTTCTTTTTTAACATTGGAAATACACTTATTCTGCCGTCTTGAGCTATCTTTTTGGATATTGAACGAGTGTCTTCCAGTGTGGTTCCTGGAGGGCCTATTAAAAATCCCTGACCATAGGGAATGTCTAGGTCTCTTATAACTCTAAAGTCTTCTTGGTTTTCTATGCCTTCTGCTATCAGTTTACTGTCAAATACCTGACCTATTTGAACCATTGCTTTTATGGTCAATAAATTCTCTGGATGGTTTGCTAGGTTTTTTGTAAAGTACTTGTCGATTTTTACGTAGTGTGGCTTTATTTGTGACCACAGTTTCAAACTGCTGTGACCCTCTCCAAAATCATCCATGGCAAACTCAAAGCCCATGTTTGTTAACGTATTCAACACCAACACCAGGTCTTCTATGTCTGTGATTTTTTCGTGTTCTGTGATTTCAAATACAATTGTTCTGTTGTGGCTGTATTTCTGTTTCTCTGCAAAAATCAATTCTCTGGCTTGAGGCATGTACTCTGTTAAAAAGATTTTTACTAGAGTACTGGCGCTTATGTTTAAAAACAGTCTCAACAACTTGTTGTCACTGTAATCCCATGAATCTAGGGCTAACAGTATGGTTTCTATTTCAAACTCTAACAACAAGCCCTCTCGGATAGCACTCAACAACATGTTTTGTGGGTTTTCCAGGGTGTGACCTCCGGGCCCTCGGGATAGTGCTTCATAGCCAAACACAGAACTGTCGTAGATGTTACAGATGGGTTGATACCTCAAATGTATTCCGCCGTCTACCAACAGCTTTCCAAGTGGCCCTGGTTTGGTTCTTACACTGTTGATATAGGTTCTGTGAATTAGTTTTTTCATAGCTACTAAATGGTATAGGTATAAACCGCATAGCGGAGTGCATCTGCTATGTGTGATACCTTGCTGTGTACAGGCTTTTCTCGGGTCAAAGTATCACGGTTGTCCCACTGGTACTGATCAAACATTTCCAACGTGTGACGGCAGTGTGGGGCCACCTTGATACGACCCTGTTCTACAAGTGTTTGTACGTAAGCAATGCCTTCTAAGACCTGCTTTTTGGCCTTGATGGTTGAGATATCGTAACTGTAAGCCAAGTCACCTGCAAACTGTGCTGCGGCTGAGTCAATAAAGATACCACTGTCTAACCCCCAGCGGTCAATCAACTTACTAAAGGCTTCTGCGTGTTTGGCTGTTGTGGCTTCGCTCTCTAAATACTCATCGATTACATGAAAGGTGTCCACTTTGGGGTCGTAGGCCAATACCACCATGGCTGTGGGGTCGCGATAGCCGGGGTCAATTCCGGCTAGGTACTCCACACCGTCACTATGTTCAAACTCTACAATGAGTGACTCTGACAGTGAATAGATCTGGCCTTCAAACACATTGAATGATGCCATGTACTCCTGCTCAAACTCAGCCTTCGACATACTTCGGCGAGCTTCTTCTACGTCACTCTCCAACATTCGAACATTTTCAGTGTAGTCGGCTTGCAATGAGATCCACTGTGGGTATTGGTCACTCCAGCCACGCTCCCAAAACTTAGAGAACCAGTTGTGTTTGCCGCGAGGGGTTGAGATAAAGATGGCCTTTGACCCAGGACGGTCTAGAGTAGGTCGCAATGACACATTAAAGGCCTCTTCACCACCATCTCCCAGTGCAGCTTCGTCAAAGATGATCAAGTTGTAAGACCTACCAACTGAACTGTCAACAGTTGTAATGCTACCCATACGGATAGTACTGCCGTTCGAAAGCTCGATGACCTTGTCTTTTACATTGTCTTTTGTAACCTCTAAATCAAACTGCTTGATGAACCCACGCTGTAGGTCAAAACTAATGGTCGACAGGTTGTAGTTGGGACTCATGATGAGTACATTACAACCTGGGATTAATACCACCAGTTGTCCAATCACGTTGGCAATAAAGGTCTTGCCCAGTCGGCGACTCAGTGCAGCACAGATGAACCGGTAGCTGGGTGAGTTGACCGCATTGATTAGGGCAATTTGTGGACAGTTTAAACTGTCGTAGATAGGGGCTCCACCCACAGTGGCCAACTTCAAGTAGTTAGCAATGGGCAGTTTGATAAATCGAACATCGCTTGAGTAGTCTGTAATATTGAACTGGTCAATGTCGCTTCTGGATATTTTAAGCATTGGACTTCAATAGTTTCTCTAGTAGGGAGCCATAATTTGAGCCAGATGAACCACCATCATTGATCTGCACGTTTACCTGTGACTTAATGTTGGACGCACGCACTTTCTCTAACTGAATTTCTCGGTCCAACTGTTCCATGGTCATTTTGTGGCTCAACGCTAAAAGATCTGCGATATCCTTCGATGACCCCACTCCCGCCTCGTCTAATTCCTGGAACTTCTTACTAATAAGCATATCCATTGCTTTACGCATTTTGAAGCGGTTGTT